AGCGGAATTAATTTTAATCCTGGTATATGGACACCATTGAGTATTCCACCAATGGACAGTGTTTCACCTTGGCTTTTAAATTTTATATTATCAGCTTCGGTTCATTTATTAACAGTTACGGGTTTAGTCTCATGTGCATGTACATATCCACCACCCGCTCCACCTGCACCCGGATATTTACCATATCAAGGATATTTTATAAAACCCGTTTCATTTAATCCCTTAAAATCTTTGGATTACAAGGATATGGTACAATTGGCAGGTGGTACGATTTTTTCACCGGTGTTCGATGCATTTGCAGAAGGTACGCAGGCTAATGATACATTTAATAGAATTAATATATCTCCAAGTGCCATAGCTAACCAATTAACCAAAGGGTTTGTAGAAGGAAAAGACTTCCAAGAGACAGATATAAGAAAAGCATTGAATTCCATTATAAATGGTGATGAACCGGGAATGGTTGAAGCAGGAAACACTATACGAAACAATAGAGGGTAAATTTATTCTTTCAATATTTATTACTAAAACATATATAAACAATTATTATGAAATCAGAAATTTTATTAACTTTAATTAAAGAAGTTGTTAAAAACGAAGTTAAGCAACAAGTTAAAGAGGAAATAACTAAGCTTATCAAATCTGGTGCAGTTACATTGAACTCACAAAAGAAAACATCTACACCATCATTAAGGGAGATGACGGAAGTAGCTTCCACACCGGTTAAAAAACAACAACCTATCCAACAAACACAAAGACCTGCTAAGGAATTTTCAAAAGACCCAATGATAAATGAGATTTTGAATATGACACAACCATTCACAGCAGAACAAAGAAAAGAAGGTGCACAGGCAGTGGGTAGTGTATTGGATATGATTAAACCAGAATTAAGAGTTGATGAAAGTGAGTGGGAAACGATGGATTTTAGAGATGTAAATGTACCATCAAATATTCCAAATTTTGAATCAACAGGTGATGGATTACAAGATGCTACAATAAAAGCATTGACAAGAAATTATTCGGAATTAGTTAAAAGATTTTAATAAATGGCAATAGAACTTGGTAAAGTTAATGTTACCGACTTAACACAAAATAATTATAAAGTATTAGGAATTGGTGTAAATAGAACATCGGATTCTAATGGTATTTTTGCTGTTAACTATACTACATTAACTCAAGCCAAAGATTCTTTAAAAAACTTAATTCTAACTCACAAAGGTGAAAGAATTATGGAACCAGAATTTGGATGTGATATATGGAAGTTATTATTTGAACAAATTGATGGTGAATTAATTGAAAGTAGAATTGAAAGTGTAATATTAGAAGCAGTTTCAATTTGGATGCCATATATAACGATAAACGAAATAGTATTTGATTATGATGATATTGATATTGACAATAATAAACTATTTTTAGATATAAAATTTTCATTGGCGTCAAACCCAAATTTATCAGATACACTTCAAATAAATGTAAATAATTAATAATGGCTATTAAACCTTTAAATAATATAGGAACTAAGGAATTATCATATGTTGGTAAAGACTTTGCAACATTAAAGCAAAATCTTATAGATTTTACAAAAACATATTTTCCAAATCAATATGCTGATTTTTCAGAAGCTTCTCCTGGTAGTATATTCATTGACCAGGCAGCGGCAATAGGCGATATGTTATCATTCTATCAGGATGTACAACTAAAAGAATCTATGTTGTCACATGCAACTGAAAGAAAGAATGTTATGGCATTGGCACAACAAATGGGATATAAACCAAAAGTTACATCACCAGCAGTTACGGAATTAACGGTATATCAATTGGTTCCATCAAACAATCTATCAGGAGTTGATAATGGTCCTGATGAGGCTTTTTATTTAAGAATTAAAGATGGCATGGAGGTTGAATCGACTACCAATTCATCTATAATATTTAGGACAGTTGATGTTGTTGATTTTGCTTCACCAATGGGAAGGGAGATAGAAGTATATGAAAGACTTACAACGGGTGTTCCATCTATATATTTGGTAAGTAAAAAAATAAAAGCGATATCTGCGCAAGAAATTTCAACAACCATTACATTTGGTGATGATACCGATTATCCTACTGCGACACTTTCGGACACAAATATAATACAAATCACATCAGTAACTGATGAAGATAATATCAAATATTATGAAGTTCCATATTTGGCACAAGAAAGTGTTTTTATAGAAAAACCAAACACAGAGTATAATGGTGATTTATCTCAACATTCTGGCTCCGTTCCATACATTTTAGAAATTAAAAAAGTTCCATATAGATTTAGTGTAAAAGTAAATTCAGACAATACTATGGATTTACAATTTGGAAGTGGTGATGTTAGTTTGTCGGATGAAGTTATATTACCAAATTCAAAAAATGTTGGATTAGGATTGGCAAATTCGGTTAATAGATTGAATCAAGGAATCGACCCATCTAATTTCTTAAAAACAAATACATTCGGCGTTGCTCCTGCAAATAAACAACTTACTATACAATATTTAGTTGGTGGTGGGGTTCAATCGAATATAAATCAAAGAGATTTAACAACAATTAGATTAATACAATTTGAAGATGATTTATTATCAATTCCCGATGATAAATTAGCAGCATATAATGATACAAAATCATCGGTAGCCGTTGAGAATTTAGAGGCTGCAACAGGTGGTAGAGATTCGGAATCAATTGAAGAAATTAGACAAAATGCATTAGCAACATTTGGTTCACAAAATAGAGTAGTAACTAGACAAGATTATATAGTAAGAGCAATGTCTATGCCAGAAAGATATGGTAGTGTTGCAAAGGTATATGTAAGTCCGGATGGTGAAATTGACAATAATAGTCCTTCATCAATACTTGCAAACCCTAAAAATATTACGGAGTTTGCTAATTTAGTAGAATCCATTAAAGGTTTACCAAAACAAGATATTCAAAAAGAATTGGTTAAATATCTTGCTCAAAAAAATACATCTATTGGTGAAATAAATAATCCATTTGCAATTAATATGTATGTTTTGGGATATGATAGTAATAAAAAACTAACTAACTTAAATCAGGCAATTAAACAAAATATAAAAACTTATTTAGGAGAATATAGAATGTTAACCGATGGTGTTAATATTATGAATGGGTTTATAGTAAATATTGGAGTTGATTTTGAAATTATAGCTTATTCAAATTATAATAAAAGAGAAGTTCTTGCAAATTGTTTAGCAGAAGTTCAAAGATATTTTGAAATTGATAATTGGACATTCAATAAACCAATTAATATCTCAGAAATAGAATTAATACTTGCAAATGTAGAAGGTGTTATGAGTGTTCCATCGGTAAAGATTTCAAACTTATGTGGTGGAGACGGAAATTATTCAACAAATAGATACAACATAGAAGAAGCAACCAAAGGTAAGATTGTATATCCATCATTAGACCCATGTGTATTCGAAGTTAAGTATCCAACAAAAGACATAAAAGGGAGGGCTTTATAATGCATAAATTTTTTACATCATCATACGATGCCAGTATTTACTTACAACAACCTGAACAAAACGCAGGTAGAGATGAGATATTAGAAGTAGGTAAACTTTATTATGGTTCTACCAAAGATATAACTAGAACTTTGTTAAAATTTAATACAAACGAAATATCATCAAGCATTTCCGAAAACAATATAACTGGTAGTTGGAAAGTATTTTTAAATTTAAGGTCTGCAAACGCCGAAGAAATTCCATTGGAATATACAATTTATGCAAATGCAATTTCTCAAAGTTGGACAATGGGAACGGGTACAAAATTTGATAACATAACATCCGATGGTGTAAGTTGGAAATATAGAAATGGAATCGATACTTGGCAGGATAATGTAATAGGTGGTACTGCAGAATTTACACCTGGAACTACTGGTTCTGCAAATGCGGAAGGTGGTACTTGGTATTTAACGGGGTCTACATCACAATCATTTAACTATGAACCAGATGATATTAGAATGGATGTGACCAGTATGATTAATTTATGGATTAGTGGTTCATTACCAAATAATGGTATGATTATTCATCATGGTTTAGAAAATGAAAATGATGATTTGGATTATGGTTTGTTAAAATTCTTTTCAAAAGAAACAAATACAATATACGAACCAAAATTGGAATTAGTTTGGGATGACCAATCGTTTATAACAGGAAGTTTAGGGCCTGTAACGGGTTCGGTTTCAGATGACGATTATAAAGTTATTGTTTCTAATTTGAAAAAAGAATATCCGCAAAATCAAAAAATTAAAGTAAGAGTTAAAGGTAGAGATATGTTTCCTTTAAAATCTTTTGGAACAACATTTGCATATGACCAAACAAAGTATTTACCACGTACCACTTATTATCAATTAGAGGATTATAAGACGGGTGAAATAATTTTTCCATTTGGTCAATTCACTAAATTGAGTTGTGATTCTATTTCAAATTATTTTGTGATGGATTTAAACACATTACCAATCAATAGAATTTATTTATTAAAATTGGAAATAATAGAAAGTGGGATATCTACTATTATAGATGAAAAATTAACATTTGAAATAGTTTAATAAATGACTAATTTAGAAGCAATATCGATAAAGTTACAGGAGGAGAAAGACAAAAAATTAGAATCAATTTTAAGTGTTTCTGGTTCTGCTGCTATTAGCAGAAATGAATATGGGGTTAATGTTGTGGATGATTCTAATATTGCATCATCTTTGGTATTCAAAGGTTTGACAAAAGACAAATATGATACGGAAGAATTAATAAAAGCCGTAGATGTTGAAGTTAAAGAATTACTACCAAATATACCGAGTGTAAATTTAGATTTAGTTCCAAGGCCAGTATATAATGAAAAGGTTGCGGAAAACGAAGATTTAAGAAAGGTAGTTAGAAAATTAAATGGAGACATAGTAGTTCTTAATTCTACAATATCTGCATTAGAAGCACAGGTTGAGTTTGAAATAAACAATAGATTGAGTGTAGAACAAATTAATGATATATTGGTTAATCAAATTGAAACTTTAAATGCAACGATATTAGATTTTGCCAGTCAAATTGCAACATCATTACAAAAGTCAGTTGATGAAAGTATTTTGAGAGCATCATTACAATCGCAAAAGACAGGATTTAAAGCACAGATTGAAGCATTGATTCAACAAATAAATTCTCTAAATGCAATCATTGAAGGATTACAAGCTCAATTGGGTGCAGTAAGACAACAAAAAGATTTGGAACAAACGACGCAGGCACAGGGTGGAACTATAATAAATAAAATAGTAAATGCAAACTTCACACCGAAGGGTACACCTACCGATTCAACTATGGCATTTAAGATTAAAAATGCAAGAGATAAAGCAAATCAATGGGTTAGAGGTGAGACTTTAAAATTAATAAACAATGATTTAGAACCAGTTGATATTACAATTAATGCAACATTTGACCAAAACCAAAGGTGGTTTAAGATACCAAAACCATCATTTAGAATATCACCTGGTGCAACCGAAGAAATTACATTCCTTGCAAATATACCAGGTATTTCATTTGGTAAGAGAGATAATACGGAGTTCTATAATTCTGCATTGACTATAACTGTAAAAAGAGCAGATGGCACATCGGAAACCAAATCTTTCAAACATGCATTGAAAGTTGCACATCCTAAATCTTATGATGGGTTTTAAATTCAAATAGATTATGAGTATTAAAAAATATACAAATTTAGATTTAATCAACAATAACTCAACTAACGAAGGAAAGTTTATTGATGATAAAGATTTATTTATATTATCCAAAAATGAAATAGAGAAATCTGATTTCGGTATGGGTAAATATGATGTAATGGAGGTATCGGTTTATGATATCAATAATAATCTATTACCGCAAAAGTCAGGAAATAATGTTGCATATATTAAAAAAGGTACTATTCAAAATTATCTTTATAATATTACAAATAAGCAAGGCCAGAAAGAACTTGCAATCAATGTTGAAAAATTATTAAACGATTTGGGATTTACAAATGGAATTCTAAAAGTTAATATTAATTTTGTAAAAAAGAAAGTTGGAAGTGAAAATGAATTAACGAGAGTTTGGATACAAGAAGTTTCACCATCGAGAGAAGAGATTAGAATTTTACCTTTGAAAACAAAAGATTCTAATATAAATAAAATTACTAATACTGAATTTAAAAATCTTAAAAGCTTAAATAAAGATTTTATTTATTACAAAGCTTCTATATTGGATTCTTTGAGTTCATTTGAAAATTCATTTTTAACTAAAATAGATTCTTATTTAGAGACTAGATTTGGTAAAGACTTTTTTACAACTTTAAAAAAAGATTTTGGATTAAGTAAGTTTGATAATTTTAGAACAAAAATATTTGAAGATTTTAAATTATCGGTTGATTATTATTTAAATAATAAATACTACAAAATAAATGAGTCTAATTTTGGCAAACCTGATGAAATTAGATTTGATGATTTTGATGTGTATGATTATAATATGATGTTATCTGAAATACAAAAAATATTAAATATTTGTATTGACATCAATTCCAAAGTATTAAAAAGAAGAGGTGTTGAAGTAAAACAATTACCAACGGAATTTGGAATAACCGAATTAAGAAAACAAATTCAAAATAATATAGAATCATTTTCTACATTTGCAGAAATTAAAAGAAATGTATACAATCCGGCAAATGTGGATGTTGAATTTGATGATAAAATAAATCCAACACCGATAGTACCAGAACCAATAGTCGAACCAAAACCGATTGAAACTTTACCAGTTACACCTACACCAATATACATCCCACCGGCAAGCGGTGGTACTTATGGTGGAGGGGGTGCCGGTGGCGGTGGTGGATATAGTGATGTGGGAATCGGAGATGGATTGAGTAAAGAACGTGGATTTGAGGATAATTCCAATCAAAGACAAAATATACTATAAGATATTTATAAAAAAGAATAAATGGCCGAAGAAGTAAAAGATATGATTTTTGATTTTGGTGGTAGTGGTGGTGGAGACATTATTTTTAATCCAATAATACCATCTCCGACAGAACCAATTTTAATTACACCACCATCACAACCAGGTGACCCGGTGACACCACCTGCGGTAGTAGATTATTTGGTTAACTATGAGATTTTATTTGCATCTAATTTACAAAATGAATTAGGTGACTTATTAAAGTTAAAATATGAAATAACCACCACCGATACAATTATAATTTCCGATAACATAACTTTGGCCGATTATAATACGGATGGTAAACAAATATTAAAATCAAATCTTACCAATTCTATTTTAAAAGTTTATATAGAAGGTACTTTACCATCAAATTATAAAATTTTTAAAATATTTCATGCAAATAGACAACTTGCAGAAAAAAACTCAAAAGATGTTTCTAAATGGAATGCTGGAAGTTCTTATATAGAAGTTCCTGCAACCGAATTATTGACAGGTGGGTTTGCTGTATCCGTTATTGTAGAGAAAGAAATATTAGTAGATAAACCAATTATATCAGTTGCCGATACAAAATATGATTACAATGTAAAGGATTCGGATGCGGATTCAATTGTTACCATACCATTTAATACCTCAAATACGGATTTTGTTGATTTCTATTTAAACTCAAATTCACCTATTAGAGTAAATGCAACATTGGGATTTGTTGATTTATCTTTTAAGAAAGACTTTTTAGGTGTATTTGGTACTAAAAAAATTATAATTGTACCAACAAGTGATTTATATGGTACGGGTGATAGAGTTGAAATACTTATTAATTTTAATAGTGTAAACGATTTTCCATCTATTACACAAATTATATTTCCTGATGTAATTGATGTTCCATCTTTTTCCGATTTAAATTTGGAGTATGATGTGGAGTGGAATTCATTCGCAGTTTCATCAATAGATGTTGAATTAGTTGCAAAAGATGCAAGTAGAATTCAATTAATCAAATCCTTACCAGCAAATGGTAAAATTAAAATTAATTTAAGAGACTTATCTACTAAATTCACAAATTGGAATGGAAGTGATAATGTAACTCTTATTTTTAAACCATATAATAGAAATGGTGCAGTTGAATTGGTTGGAAATGAATATGAAATAAAAACATCTTTATTATTACCAAAGTTACAATTAGATGAGGACATAATTAAAAAAACTTTATTTGATGCGTTTGTTGAAAATTTAAAATTCACAGAACCAGAAAAGGAAAGTAAATATTTAACACATCTTGCAAATTTTGGTAATGATGAACAAATAATAGTTTCATCTTGGGAAGAAGATAATTTTACTTTATCGGATAAAACAACCGATGAGTTAGGAAATACGGTTGTTACCAAAGAAGTTGAATCTTTGATATTAAAATTATATACACCACTTCCTGCAAATATAACAGAAAATTCAACTCTTTGGATTACTAAATTATTAACCAATCCGTTGATTGAAACCGTTGTTCTATCTCAACAAGATGGAATAAATTGTCCACCAATTAAAGGCCCTAATTTTAGTATAGGGGTTGATTTTGTCGTAGGAAAGTCCACAGGATATGAATCATTGGATGACTTAATATTAAATGCACCGACATCATCATCTTCTAATTTAATAGGAGAGTATTTAAGTTCTTCAATAGTTAATACGGATGATTTAAATATACAATATACAAATGATTCCGAATATATTTGGGATAACTTTGTACATTTTAGTTCTGCGAAGGAAAGAGTTGACAACTTTGTATATAAAGTTCAATTAATTGAAGTATATGAAGATTCTATAAAGAATGCACAAACGGCATCTTGGTCATCGACATTGCAATCGGCAAAAGAAATAGAAAGACAAAGAATTAAGAAAGAACAACTTATACAAGGATTTGATGGATTTGAAAAATTCTTATATACATCATCATCAATGTCATGGCCATACAATGGTAATGTTAGAGTGGCAAGTACATCTCAATTAGTATCAAATCCCAATTCAACAGGTTGGTATGATACCATAATAGAACTTGCTGAATCATTTGATATTAATAATTCAAATTATATATTAAATAATATACCACAATATATTGTAAATAATACTGACAATCAAAGTTTATTATTATTTTTCTCAATGATAGGACAACACTTTGACAATATCTATTATTACACAAAATCAATTGAAAAAAGTAGAGGATTAGGTTATAAATCGACAGACGGAATATCGGATAAATTATTATTTGATGTATTAAAATCATTCAATTGGGATGCTAAAAACCTAGCCACA